AAAAAAGTTTTAAATAAATTAATTGATAAAATGGATAATTGTGTTTAGTAAATCAGAGATGTATTTGATGAGTCTTGTTTATTTGATGATTATTTTTGGTACTGTTTTTCATATTTATAATTTTTTTAATTAAATGGAGTTATTGAAAATGTGGAAAGAAGTTGTTGCGGCAAAAATTAAAACTGATAATCGTGAAATAATTACTAATGATCTTGTGAAATTAAAATCCGCTGCTGATTTGAACCTCATAACTGAACCAATAGTGAGAGGTGTTGTTGAATTAATGTCTTATTTTGATTTAGGACCAAGATGGGATGCTTTGGCAAAAAGCCCAACGCTTTTTTACTGGGATGGTGGATCAGAATTTCTTACTGTTAAACAATATAATGAAATGGAAATTAATAGGAAATGACATGGATAATTATTTAAAGTACAGGGGAAAGTGTCGTGAATTATGTGATGCGCTAATTAAAGAAAATCCTGATTTGATATTAGTAAGGGGTTGGTATTATGAGCCATTGTGGAGCAGAGAGGAGCAACACTGGTGGTGTAAAGATAAAGAAGGAAATATTCATGACCCAAGTCATTTGCAGTTTCCTTCTTGTGGTGTGTCAGAGTTTTACAGAGAGTTCAAAGGATTATTTAATTGCTCAAATTGTGACAAAGAAGTGAAAGAAGAAGATATTGGGTCGGCTGAAGGGCGGTATGTTTTCTGCTCGCACAAATGCCATGGTAAATTTATTGGTGTCTTGTAATAGAGGCTGACAAAATTAATAATTAAATAAGGAATTTGAAATGTATTATGTTGTTTTGATTGCAATAGCGTTGGTAGTATTTTCGTGTACAAGTAATACTATTAATAAACGTGAGTGTCAATGGATGGTGAAGAATACAAGTTTTGAATCAAAGCATACATTCAAAAGTGGGTGCATGATAAAGATCGGTGATAAGTGGGTAAAGGATGAAAACTTTATTACAGAAATAGATGGGGTTATTAAAGAAGGAAATAAGAAATGAAAATTGTAGCTGAAGGATGGTACAATGTTACTTGTATTGAATGTGATGGTGAACAGATTGGCAAAAATGGAATAATGAGCAGGAGTTTGATATTTAAAATCAATAGCGTTGGAAAATTTCATTCAAGAGATATATTTTTTCGTTTTTTTAGAACTGCTAAAAGTCATAAGAATTATGAAAAAATTGAAGATATTAGAAACGGATTGCTCCAAACATTTAGCGTTGTTCTTGATGAGGATATTACAAAACCTGAACAAATAGTTGGCAAGACATTAATGGCTAAAATAAAACACATAAGAGTTCCAACGTTTGTTAAAAATAAGAAGGCATTTGCTGCTTATACTAAAATTGTTAATTTTAAATCTGCGGAGTATAAGCATTGATGAATATTTATTTGGTTGTTGGCAAAACTGGCGTTGGCATGGACAGTAGAACTTGGATTGAATCTGCAAGAGTGTCTAAAAAATTTGCTGAAGGAAGAGTTGATGTATTAAATAGAATACTTGAACATTTTAATGCACTTGGACTCGATAATGATATTGATTCTGAAGAAGTTGAAGAAATAGAAATAGCTTTTAGAGTGGCCAATGATAAGAATTTTAAATTAGATTATACAGGAGCGGTTTACTGTGTTGTTGAAACTCAACTTGTAAATGATTGAGTTAATTTTAAATAAAAAGGAAAAATAATAATGAGTGATGTTTTAAAAAACTTTATTAGTCACGCCGTTAACAATGGATATAAAATTTCTGTCTGGAGCAAAAATAATAGCTTAATCTGTTTGTCACTAGATCAGGAATATATTTTTAAAACAATATGCTCTATAGAAAAAACACAGGTTAGGATTAGAGGTAGCAATGGAGAAACAATTTGCTGGGTTGCGTTTTCTGATTTTGGTGGCAGTATATCTAATGAAACTGAATGTGATTATCTTGAAGACTGGCGCAACTCCTGCTGAAAAATTTTAGAAAAATAAATTCAATTTTTAATAGAGTGTAATTTTTTGCACTAGCTTTTCAAAAATAAATTGCGTATAATCCCTTGCGGTCTGATTGGTTAATATAATTCTTAGGATTTGGAGAATGGTTAAAATTCCTGAAAAAGAAAAAGCTATTGATCCCACTGAAAATAAAGTTTTAAAGGAATGTTCAAATTGTTATGAGGAGCATCAAGTACCTGAGTGGATGAAAAAATGTCCAATCTGTAATGAATGGAGCTTGAGGGAAGTATAAGTTTTATGGGCAGCGTAGTGCATACAAATTTACCAAAAATATTTCCAAAAGAAGGAGAGCTGTATGATAGAATTTTAAAACTTGTATTTGAATATGAAGGTGAGTTATCATTTTATCAAGCAATCGGGGCATTGGATGATGTCAAAAGGGCTTTATATTTAGGAGTGGAAGATGAGCAATAATTTTCAATACAAGACTGATGTTCGAGCACAAGTTGAAAGAAAGAATGCATTTGAGTTTTTGGTTACAGGATTAAAGGCAATTGTCTTTGGAAGTGCGCCATTAGTGATGACGGATTTTACAGTATCAATTCCGTATGATGAAATAGATTACAGTAAAGTTCCTGTTGAAAAACATCGTTGAGATTTTTTAAAGATGGCATTGAATCCGATAAGAAAAGGAAAGGCTGGTGAGGTTGAATTCTGTAAATGGCTTCACCGGCACTTGGATATAAAAACTGAAAGAAATTATAATCAGTCACAGGGCGGTGCTGATATTATAATCGATGATTTTATAATAGAAGTTAAAAGAAGAGAGGCACTAGACCTTGCTTCTTGGTGGTATCAGGTTATAATAGCCTCTAAGAAATATCCCGAAACCGGTCTAATCCCTGTTGTTGCTTTTAGGCAGAATAGGAAACCTTGGGAGTTTTTATTGCCTGCTAGATTAATCACTGGTCTTGATCGTGGTTATGTAAGGTGTAGTGAATCTATTTTTCTTCAATTTTCAAAATATGTAGTTGATGGAAAAGATGATTGTGGGCAGAATTTATATGGAGATTTACATATGAAGTGAACCCCAAAAAATGCATGAAGTTGAATTAACAATTCCACAAACTAAATTCATTCTTGAAACTGCAAAGCATCCATTATTTGTTGCCGGCTACGGAGCTGGCAAGTCAACAATGATGGCTGTTTCTATTTTTAATGATTTAAATTATCCAAGTGCTGAGCCAATAAAAGTTGGCGCCTATGCACCCACCTATGATCTTCTAAAACTAATCACCATTCCCTATCTTTGTGAGTTTCTTGAAGAGTCAAGAATTGGCTTCAAAATAAATAGATCAGATTTTATTATCACTCTTGAAACTGATGATAAAATAATTATGAGATCCATGGTCAATTCTGACAGAATTGTTGGATATGAAACATTCCGTGCACACTGTGATGAAATGGACACACTTCCAGAAGCCAAAGCTTTTCAGGTTTGGAATAAAGTTGTGGCTCGCAACAGACAGCCTGTGCCAGTCATCAAAGATGGTGGCTATATTTACTATGAGCCCGAGGATAAAAAATTAGCGGCCTACGTGCTAGACGACAACGGCGAATACAGGCGCGTAGGCATCGGTAGAGGGGATTACGCTCTAAGGCTAGAACTAAATAGGGTAAGCGCTTATACTACCCCAGAGGGCTTTAAATTCGCCTATAAGCGATGGGAAAAAGAGCCTCAAAAGGGATATGTTAAAATACAAGCGCCTTCATATTCAAATCCACATTTACCAGCAGATTATATTGAAAATCTGAGAATAACATATCCAGCAGAATTAGTTGAAGCATTTATTGAGGGTGAATTTACAAACCTTATTGGAAAATCTGTTTATCCAAAATTTGATAGAGAAAGAAATCATACTGATGAGGTTGTAAGAGGAAATGAGATACTGGAGGTTGGAATGGACTTCAACGTTGTTCACGGTGCTGCTGCGATTCATGTTATCAGAGATGGTTTTCCACAGGCTGTTGATGAGATCCATGATGCATATGACACGGATGAACAAATACAAATTTTGAAAAATAGATATCCAAATAATCCAGTTAACATTTATCCAGATGCCACTGGTGATCATAGAAGTTCTTCAAATACAACAGAGACTGATATTGCAAAGTTGAAGGCTGCTAGATATAGAATTTTTCAAAAAAATAAAAATCCTCCAATTAAAGATAGAGTCATGAGTTACAATGCCATGATATACAATGGCAAAAAAGAAATAAGATATCGTGTTAATACGAAAAAATGTCCGAATCTGACTAACTCTCTTGAGCAGCAAATATGGGGACCAAATGGATTGCCAGATAAAAGTACTGGATTGGATCATATTGTTGACGGTGCTGGTTACTATATTAATCATAGATTTCCGATAGTTAGAAAACAAATGAAAACAAAACCTATTATTGGACAATATTGATGAAAAAGCCAAATAATGTTTTTAAATTAGTACCACCGTTTGGAAGATCAGTTGAAGAAACTCTTGATGAAACCAAAAAGTGGGGATTCAAGAAGTGTCTTGTTGCTGGCTGGGATGAAAATGATGAATTTATGAGTGCTGGATCTGGTCTCATGAATAAAGATGCTGTTTATCTTGCTGAACAAATTATAAAATATACATTGGAAGGTGAGTAAAATGCCAGATGAAAATGTTAATGAAGGAACACAAGATATTGCAGTTCACCACCGCAATTTTGATAGAGTAAGATTTTCTTGGCGACAGGTGAGAGACTGTGTTGAAGGATCAAATGCAATAAAGCGTGGGAATGAAGTTTATTTGCCAATGCCATCAGCTATGGCTTTTACTTCACAGTCACCATCACAAGGTGATTCCACTTCTGTTCAATATACAGCCAATAGAGAAGACTATAGTCCATTATTTTTGCCATGGTGGCATCCAAACCCAGCATACAAAGCATATTTGCAAAGAGCAAGATTTCCAGACATAACTGCAAATACACTGCGTGGGTTGGTTGGTGTGACAACAAAAACCGATCCTACTTTTGAATTGCCAGATTCAATATCATATCTTGAGGAAGATGCCACAGCTGATGGAATGACATTAGTTGAGCTTTATGAGTTTTGTATTTCTGAAGTATTACAGACTGGTAAATTATCTCTTGTGCTCGATGTCAGGCGTAATGATAACACGGTTTATATTGCGCCTTATAAGGCTGAAGATAATATCAATTGGAGAGTTGATTTCATAAATGGAAAAACTATTCAAACAAAATCTGTTTTTCTTGAAACAGCAAAGGATGAAGATGTAAATCAACCTTTGGATGAAAAACATGTTAAATATTCTTTTGAGCTTGAAGAAGAAAGTGGATTGCATATCGCAACAGTTCAACATTTCTTTAACAGCGCACCTATAGAAAATCCAATGCCATTAGTTTTACAAGGCAACACACTTGATAAATTACCAATTGTGAATATTGGAAGTCACAAAAATGATCCATATCCAGATAATCTTCCAATTCTTGGCATTTCTGATATATCGGTTGCGATTTACAGAAAAGATGCTGATTTGTCTCATGCTCAATTTTTGACTTGTAATCCATCACTGATAATATCTGGTATAGATGAAGATCAAGCACCAACTATTGTTGGTTCTTCTGTATCAATTATTCTTCCACCAGAAGGGGCAAAAGCCTATTATACAAAGACTGATACAAGCGCTTTGAATAATCTTGCATCTACAATAAAAGATTTATTTGGTGAGGCAGCGGAGCTTGGCGCATCATTAATTGGCCTAAGCAAGAATGTTGCAGAATCTGCTGAAACAATCTCACTAAGAGAAGCTGGCAATGCTGTAAATTTAGTAAGTATTGTCAATCATGTTTCATCAGCTATCAAAGAAATTTTACAAATGGCTGCTGATTGGACAGGAAGTGGTGGTGAGGTTGAATTCCAAGGCTCAATAGAATTTGCAGAAATAAGATTGTCACCTCAAGCTGTTACTTCACTCACTGGTTCTTGGATGCAAGGTGGTATATCTCATGAAACTTTACTTGATAGATTCCGTGATGCTGATATTGTTGATGCTGAAATATCTAATGAAGATGAGATGGAAAGAATCAGAGTAGGACAGGAAAATACTTTGCCAGAAAATGGCAATACTGCAAATTCTACTCAACCAACTGGAGACGCTTCATCAACTGAAGAAGATGGAGAGCAACAAGCTGAGGACGAAAATGACGGTATCTGATGATTATATTAGAAGGTCT